TACCCGTATCAAGACTGCGAGGTTGCGATTTACTCAAAGGAGATGTATAAAAAGATAAACTTGGGTAAATGTGCGTGGGGGATGTGTAGTGAGTTTCTCGTGAGGGTGGTGAATGAGTTAGTCGAGAAATGGATGTTGGGGGAGGTGAGAAAATACATCGTGAGGGGACACGCAATATAAGACTACTGCGACTGTTTAACATATATGGATTGCTGTGTATTGACGGAATGACCCATCGCGGACGCTAACGCCTGTGATTTCTCGGTGCTTTCAAGGAGCATTTCGGTTGCGAATATCGTGCGGAGCATACAGCAACCTATTTTTTTCGGTTTGAAAATCTTGTTGAGGTGGCGAGTGATGGAGTTGCCCTCGTGAAATGGGTTGCCGTTGGACATCCGCAAAAACGGTATTGTTTTTCCTTTTTTTAGGTCGTTGCTGATGGTTGGTAGAGAACCAGTATTCCATTCGCGAGAGAATATATAGAACCAGAAAATATCCATAACCTCATCGGGGATGCTGACTTCGGCAGTCCCGTAATTTTGTGCGGTTTTGTATTTGTTGAAGATGAACTTTTTATCATCGAGGATGAGGTAATTAATTTCGGGGTCGAGGACTTCGGGTTGTTTTTGAGAGACAACCATATACAAGTAATCGGCGTTTCTGCGGGGGACGAGTTTTACATAGAGGGTGAGGACGACGAAATGGAGTAAAAATGTATATTGGTAGTCGTATGAAATGCCATCGCCGAGAGATTTGAGATGGTCGTAGTCTTTTTTCATTTCATCCCATTTTGAGATGACATCTTCCCATTCTAACCAGTTTTCCTCTTGTGATTTGGATTTCTTGTTTGCGACTGCTTGTTGTTCGTGAGCAATCCGCATCATTTTACGGTGGTAGATTTTAATCATATCGCCCTCTGGTTCGGTTGGCATCGGGTAGGTGAGTTTGAGTGCGGAGTGGATGCTGGTGTAATACACCCTCCTCGTATTTGGTTTGAGGGGTTCGAGTTTTGCTTCAATTGCGTCGCTGTCAAGAAAGAATGTGAGGTCATCCACAGGTTTTCCCGAGAGATATTCAAGCACACGAAGATAAGTCAATTTCGATGAGGTTGTTAAACCATAATCGGTCATCTTTTTATCAAGTTCTTCCATAAAGGGGGTCTTGGTGTAGGGTTTTGGTGTCATAATATAATTCGATTGGGACTTATATTATAGAGAAAGTTCGTTTTATACCATTATCCACGCAATTACCGTGATTTTAGACATTACGAGGGATAAACACACGGAAACCGATGGTTGCGATAGAGGTATTGAGGAGAGTGCCATCTGCGTTGAGGGCGTTGATGGTTAGGGTAGCGGTAGCAGGAGGTCCAGCAGCAAAAGCGATTACCCCTACATATTTCGCACCTGAAAAGTTTGCCACACCCGCAGCAGAATTGTTCATCCACGCCTCGATAATACAGGAGGCGGCGATAGGAGCAGAGGGAATATCAAGGGCAGAAAGGGGGATTGCGATAGTTCCGTTGGCGAGGGTTGCTGTGCCGAGTATTTCATCAAAACGAGACGAAGAAAGACCAGCATAATTACCAGAAGTATAACTGAAAACGGGTGCGGCGGAGGTCGCTGCCTTCAAATTGAGTTGGGATGTGCCTAACGCGTTAAGAGACATTTTGTTTCGATTTTATGAATTATAGTATAACTTTGTTTTTATATATAATTTCGTTGTGATACGGAATAAAAACAAAGTAGAAAGGTATGTATAATCGAAAATAATGAACGCGGAAGGAGGAGTTTTTGGGTCAGCACAGGACAAACCGAAGTTGCGTCAAATAATAACAGAACCGATGAGTGATGCTGACTTGGAGGTGTATCTGCCACAGGCAAAAATCTTTATGTTTCGCGAACTGAAAGGATACCCGACAATCCAGTCGATATTGCGAAAACCGAGAGATTATATGATTTTGTTATACGAACACACCCCTCAAAATGGTCACTGGGTGGCGGTATTGAGGTATGAAAATACGATAGAGTTTTTTTGCCCTTATGGGTCATCGCCGTATTCGCCGAACTCACCTCTCGAATGGAACACGCCAGAGGAGAATGTGGTGGTAGATGCGACACATAATTATCTTGAAGACCTGTTGAATAAGGCGAAGACGGACGGGTGGGAAGTGATATATAACAAGATGGATTTTCAGGAGAAGAGGAATAATGTGAATACCTGCGGAGCGTTTTGCGTGTGGCGGGTGTTGTGCCTGATAGAGGATAATATGAACCTCTCGGCGTTTCAAAATGGAATGAAGGAACTCCATAAGAGAATGGGGATTTCGTATGATGAGATAGTTGCGGATGCGATAGAAATCCGTGAGTAGTGGATTATACGGGGTTTGAAAATGATGCTCCGTTTTGGGCGTAAATAAGGATGCCTGTATCATCAGTTCCCAACCGAACAACAGTTCCAATTGCGAAGTTGTTGTAAGCGGCAAGGGTGATAGTTAGGTATTTGTTGGTAGGGGTGGCAGGATTGATAAAATGATAGGCGGTTGTCGTAGTAATTGAAACTGGTCCAGCACCAGTAGGACTGTAAATGTAAAACTCCAACGGTGATGCGGTTGTAAGAGACGGTTGTCTAAAAAAGTAGGGGAGGTTAGGCGAATATACCGTATCGAAGAATGTAAAACCTTGAAGGTGAGTAGCACCATTTAAATCTATGAAGTGTGGCGTGAGAACATCAAACAAGTAATTAGTTCCCCCTCCATTATGACCGTAAATGTAGTTAAGTTTTTCGGGAGATACATCGGTGTCGCAACCGAACCCGAGTGGAACAGCAGGTAGAGAACTTTCATAAAGAGCGGGAGTTGCCCCCATATTCGACATATCAAACTCATACACGGGGTAAGCGGGGGTGGTTGCTGTATCATATGTGCCGAAATATGCGAGAAATGAAGAGACACTTGGGTTATAAACTTGAATACCAGCAGAAACGGCGGCGGGAGGGGTGAAACCATTAATTAGTGATGTCGCGGGAAAGGCGAGTGTTGTATCACTATAAGCGAGATAACTGTTGGCAACAGCACCGATATTAGAAAACTCGCCACCGAATACAACTCGTTCATCCAAAACATAAATGATATTAACGGTATTATTTGCTGGGATAAAAGTGTTCCACCGCGAACTGAAAGGAAGGATAGTGCCAGTTGGAGTATAAACGGCGGTGCGTTCTGTTGTGACGGTGCTTCCGCCTATGATATCGGTGAAAGAACCCCCCAAAATATAAATAGAGGCGGTTGCTGGGGTGTAATATGTATTCGATTGACAATTAATCGTTTTTACTTCACCATTAACGCCATAACCGACCAATCCGTCATTCATATTTGTTGGGGCGATTACAGAAGTGGTAGCATCCACGACAAGAAAGTTGCCGACACTACTGGGGAACGGATTAACACCGTCATAAAGGTCTGTTGTCCCCGCCGAAAAATTACCGCCGACAGCGACATAATTCGGTATGAGATTATTATAATACACGACATTAATATAATTACCAGCGGTAGGAAATGCGATGTAATTGAAGTTGAATGAACCGATAACATCAAGTATATTATTAACCGTAGAAGCACACCTTATTTCTGCTCTGTTTTGGATTTGATTATAACCACCTGCGATGTAAGAACTGATTGTAGAGAGATAAATCATCGAAGTAATGGTGAAGTTAGGGGACGGTATGGGTGCGAGTTCATTCCCACCATCTCCTCTTGAATTGATGAGACTGACTTGCTGACCCTCCACTTGGATTTCGGCGACGGGTATGGTGGCGGTGGATATGTTTAATAAGGGTTGATAGAGGGGTGTATAGACTTGCTGGGAGGAACTGGTTGTTAGTTTTCCTGAATGGATTTCGAGAGGAGAAGTAAAAGTTGATTGAACTGGTGCTGAAAGAGAAAAAGAAGTGGCGGTTTGCGACATAGCACCTTTGGATGTGAGGGTCATATTCCCCGTGCCAGTTGAAGCAGAAGTAGTAATCGTCATATTCCCAGAATTGGTGACGATGTTATTTCCGTTCATATCAAGAGGGCGAAAGGAGTTGTTTTCATTATCAGCACCATTCATACGAAATACCAGCGATTTACCCCCATTAACACAACTATAAAAATCTAATGCTCCATCCACTCCGCCACCACCACCAGCGGAGGTAATGACAGTTTCAATACCGCCGAATTGTGTTTTAGTTCCAGCATTATCCTTTCCATAAAAGTTCAAAGCAGAAACAATATCATTCGTAGCACCTGTTCTATTTTTATAAAAATCAACATTAACACCACCAGTCGAGGTGTTTGAGTTTGTGATACGCACAGAAGGATTTGCCGAACCTCCTGTGGTTGCTTGTTGGATATGTAATCCACCTGCTCCTGAAACAACAACATTACAATCCTGTCCTGCGAGTGGTGTTATGCTGATGGGTGTGCCAATTGAAGATAAACCTGTTGGTGCGATTGTTAGTAATGCTCCTGCCGTGTTTTGTGTAGTAAATCCTGATTTACTCATCGTAGTAATTAGGGCGGGAAACGAGGTGTCCTGAACATCAATACCTCCTGCTTGAAGTGATGTTTGGGATTGTGGCGAGACGGCGGTGTTCGAAAAAGTAAGAGCACCCGTAGTTCCAGTAATGTTTTGAACGCCGACATTCAAAGTGGATGTTAGGGGTGATAACAGATTGACGATAGGGTCGGTAGCAGTTCCAGTTATGGAGATATTCGTTCCAGCACCAACACTCGTGACAGTTCCACCACCGCCACCAGCACCCCATAATACTTGACCGCCTGTTCCTGCGGTTAGGACTTGCCCTGATGTGCCGACTGCCCCTGCTGTATCGCGGAGAGATTGAGTGCCGACATTCAGTTCAGCGGTGAGGGGGTTGCGGAGATTGACGACGGGGTTAGGGACAGTTCCAGTTACGGAGATATTTGTTCCAGCACTAACAGCGACGACAGTTCCGCCACCCGCGATGGTATCGACATAAAGTTTATTACAGAGGTCGTTCGCTGCGACGGGGACGATTGCTGTTTTGGGACAGGATGCGTCGTATGAGTTAGTTCCAGTATAGTTATTCGTTCCTGACATAACTTCGCGATAACCATTAGAAGGGATACTTGCCATTTGATTAGTTTATATACGAATGTGATGTTTTGTTTTTATTATTAGTTCTACCGTTAATTGATTAAGGGACATCTAATGGGATTTTATATGGAAGTCCGTTGAGAGTGATTACGAGATACTGACCGCTGCTCCCGCTTGATGTGGGTGCTTGGAGGGCGTTTCCAGTAATATTGATGCCTTGCGTTGCTGATATTTGAAGTAGTCCAGTATTATTGGTGGCGACAGCAGCGACATCTGTCCCGAATGCCGATACCATAGAAACAGACTGTCCAGTTATACTGTTAATTGATTTCGCTTTTATTTCTATATTACCGAGACCAATAGCACCGACCGAATTAAGAACAATATTTCCGTCTCCCGTATTGTTGAAACCAGTATCAAGTGTTATGTTTCCTGTGCGTGATAGAATAGCATTTCCATTCGTATCAAGAGTTTTCAATAAATTAACTTCATTTTCGTTTCCGTTGAGTTGTAGAAAGGTGTTGATAGACCCCTGAACAAAACACCCCATTTCGATAGACCCGTCTTCCCCTCCCGTCGCACTATCGCGTATTGTATGAGTGATACGAGTGTATTCCTGTCTCGCATTACCGCTATCTTTACCCCAAACCGACTGATTAAAAAGAACATCACCAGCAACACCAGCAGTCGGTTTATTTTTATAGATTTCCATCGCGACTGACCCAGTTGCGTTTGTATTGTTAAGAGTGAGTATAGGATTTAATGCCCCGCCGATTTGGGTATCGG